ATGATCCAGCCAAAACATTTATAAAAATTACTCCAAGTGGAAGAGATGCGGTATTTTCAACACAAATTTATAACTGGAGGATAAACTCTGTAGAAAGATATAAAACTTCGTTAACAAATAATAATCAATTACTACAAGTAAATTCTGAATTAAAATACAAAGGTAATAAAATTTGCTCTTTTTATCCTCCAACAAAATACAGAGAGTTATTAAGTGATACTAATGACATAACTTCTCATTCAAAAATAATTGGATGGGCTTATGATGGAAATCCAATTTATGGCCCGATCAGTAACAATAACGTTGGAACTGGATTAACTTTTATTCAATCAAGTTATAACATTTCTCCAATAAATGATATTAATTATAGGCCTCCACAAACCATATATCCTAATGGATATTTTATTGAAGATTACATTTATGATGAAAGTGGAGATTTAGATGAGTATAATGGTAAATTTACTACAACTCCAGAATATCCAAATGGAATATATGCGTATTTTTCAACCATAGATAAATTTAATTTTGAACCAACTTTTCCATATACTACAATTAAACATCGTAATCATACTGATAGTTTTAATTACAGTTCCTCTGTTAGTCAATCAGATTTAACCATTAATAGTGGAAATTATAAGAGAAATGTAACTCATTTAGGTTTGAATGAAACTTTTAGAAATTATCCATTGTTAGCAGATCCTCTTGCGTCTCAAGTTAAATTAAAAGTTGATGGAGTAAAATCATCAGATATAACAGGAATATCAATAGATGAGTCTGGAGAAGATTATAAAGTAAATGACCAAATAAACTTTACAGATCCAACTATATCAGCTAGAGTTAATGAGGTTTTAGGTAAAGGTATAGTTTCAGTAGCAACCACAAACACAGTGGTTAATAACTTAAAGTTTTCTGTGTCTGATGAAAAAATTACTGGTTTATCAACCATCCCTCACGGATTATTTGATGGTGATATGGTGGAAATTACTGGAATATCATCAACAAAATATAAAAATATTGAAGGAGTTAGAATTATCGGTGTATCCACTGTTACTTCTTCAATATCCACCTCTATGGCAACTGTCAACGCTGGAATTACAACGTTTATAACTTTTTCTGATCCCACTATTAGTAGAAAATTTAAAGTTAATGATACTGTCATAATTGGAACAGAGCAACTTTTAATTATTGATCATGATGACATTAATAATAAGTATAGAGTAATTAGAGGACATAATTCAACCACTCCAACAGATCATCTCTCAGGGGCAGTGGTAACAAGATCAGAAACAGAATTTACATATAATATTAATAAAAAATTAGAAAATAAAAATATAGAATTTCCAAAAATTCAATATTTTGAAGCTGAAAAATCAGTTGGTATTGGAACTAGTTTTACTAATATGACAGTGGGATTTGCTGGTGTTACTCCAATTAAAAGATCTGTTCCACCAAAAGCAATATTTTTACCAAATCATAAATTTAAGAGTGGTGATGAATTATCTCTTGTCTCTCTTGGATCTACAATTATTGCATCTAGAAATTTGGATTTATCAAATCAATTTGATTTAAGTTCATTTGATAAATTATTTTGTGTAAAAATTAATGATGAATTTATTGGACTTTCAACAGAAAAGGTAGGATTTAGCACAAGTAACGTATTCTTTAAACAAATTACAACTGGAATTTCAACTGGATCAGATAATGTCAAATTAGAGTTAATAACAAATAACATTACTGGTCAATTGAGAAAAGTAAATGGAACAGTAACTGTTGCCACTGCTACAACTACAGGACAACAACATGGATTATCTGTTGGTGATAAGTTTAAGTTAGATATAAAATCTAATAAAACTCAAATTTTTAATCTTAAGTATAATGAAACTATAAGAAAGTTAGTTGTTAATCCTGTTTCATTTGGATCAACTGATATTGGAGTAGGAACTACATTATCAACAATAACAATTAATGATCATGATTTCGAAACAGGAGATGTAATTGTTTACAATTCTTCGACTCCAGCTACACCTCTGGTTAATGATGGAGTTTATTATGTTATTAAAGACTCATTACATACGATAAGGTTATCTGAAAATTCTTATGATATACTAACATTTCCATACAACTATATTGGAATAGGAACAACTGGTGGTGGGAATCATGAAATTTCAAAAATAAATCCAAAATTAAATTTATATAAAAATGGTACAGCAGAACTTATAACTTCAGATTCTAGTTTGACTGATTATGAAATCGAATTTTACAATGATTCTAATTTCATATCAAAATATAACACTAATTTAATTTCCAGAAATGGTGTTAACGGTGATGGGGATGCTGCAACTAAAATAAGTGTTTCCGTTGGTAGTTCATTATCAAATAAATTCTACTATAGAGTAGTAGGAAAAGGTAATAATTTTATAAAAACAATATCCCATTTTGCTAATGTAGATGTTCCAGATCATTCTCAAATTCAAGTTTTAGATTCGAAGTTTAATACTGAGTATAAAGTAATTAGTATTGGTACTAGTACTTTTACTTTTAATCCAACAGGAATCGCAGAAACTACTTCATATACTACAACAGGATTTTCATCTGCATTCTATTCTACTAAATCTACAACAGAACTTGGTGGAATACATTCAATCAATATTTTAAATAAAGGTTCTGAGGTATCTACCTTACCAATTTTAACATCAATCGGAACAACAACAGGAAAAAATGCTGTTTTGAGTATTGAAACGGATCAAATTGGAGAAATTGATGGTACAAAAGCAATTATTCAAGGAATAGAATTTACTCCAGACAAAACTTTACAACCTAAAGCTGAAAGTAACTTAATTTTAGAATTAAAAAATGTATTTACATTAAAATCCATAGGAGTGACCACTGGAGGTATTGAATATACAACTCCACCAAATGTAACAGTGGTTGGAAATTCCAATATAGTTGCTCAAACAACTTTAGCTGGGTCTGCTGTTAAGGATGTGGATATTTTACAGAATGATACTGGAATTAATCAAGATGTCAGAATTGTACCAATTAACAATTCAAACGGAATTGTCGTAAAGGGGGCAACAACGCTTAATGAAATAGTTACGCTAGAATTAAGAGCACCAATTCCAGAAACAGGATCTGGTGACAGTGGATTTTATAATCAAGGAAGTGATTTTCCGTTTAAAAAAGATGATTTAATATTTGTAGAAAATGTAAAAACATTAAATGATGGAGATGGATTTAATTCAAGTGATTATAATTATACTTATTTCGCTGTTACTGGTGTAAACACCACAGGTGGTTTAGAAACAGTTTCATATTCAATAAGTGGTATTGGATCAACTGGAGGAACATATCAACAAGATAATAATTTTGGAAGAGTTATCAAAAAAGATCACTTAGCAACTTTTAATGCAGAATTTAACAAAGTTTCATTTTTTGATAATGAAAGTGTTTCAGTTTTGGGAAGAGATGTTTCTGGAGTTGTTGCAGAAAATGGCTGGGATCCAGAGTCTGAAACTTTAAAAGTATTTAATGTAAATGGTGAATTTTTAGAAAATGACGTAATCTTGGGATCACAAAGTAATAACAAATCTACAGTAGAAAATATATTTAAATTTGATTTTGATTTGAATGTAGATGGTGCAGTAGAAATTGAAAACGGTTGGAAAAAAGAAACTGGTAAATTAAATTCCAGTATTCAGAATTTGCATGACAATGATTATTATCAAAGATTTTCATATTCAATTAAAGGGTCTGTTCCATTTTTAACTTGGAAAAACTCTGTTGATAGTCTAAATCATGTTGCTGGATTTAAAAATTTCTGTAATTTAGGTATTCATTCAGTGGGTACTCATTCATTAAAGTCAGATTCATTATTAGAATTGGATGTTGAGATTGATCAGGAAGCTTCTGTTCATGACAAATTTTATTATGATTTAGTAAGTGAAAATACAACTGATTCTAGTTTGTCAAAATTAGTTTCATTTGATTCCAAAATAATAACTGATTATAACGAGTCAATAACAAATAAAGCATTATTAATAGATGATATTAGTTCTCAATTTACTGGAATTGTGACTTCTACTGGTGGAGGTGTAATTGGAACAACAAGTTTTGATATATTCACTGATAGTGAATCTCTATTCCATAAAGTCTTTGATCCAGCCACTGGAATCAATACGTCCACTAATTTACTTACAATAACAAAACATGAATTTAACACTGGAGAAGAATTGATTTATAAACCACAAGTTGGTCAATCTGCGATTGTCATTGAGTCCACAGATGTTCCAGGTATCGGAGTTACTACTTTATTGCCATCAACTGTTTTTGCTATCAAAGAGGATGTTGATTCAATTAAAGTTGCAGTTGCAGAAACTTTTGCAAATGCAGGTGTAGGAGTAACATTCATAAACGTTACTGGAATTGGAAATACTCATACTTTATCAGTTCCATCTGAAAATGCTACAATTAGAAGTTTAATTACTATTGATAATATAATTCAAAGTCCATTAGGAATAACAACTGCTATTTCTGTTGGATTAGCAAGCACTGTTGGTGTAGGAAGTACTTCTATTTTCTTAAATGATGTTTCTGAAATAGCAGGTAAGTCTTTACTTAGAATTGAAGATGAAATATTTAAAGTCAATTTAGTTGGAGTGGGTTCAACTAATTCTTTAAGTGTTGATAGAGGTCAAATGGGAACAGTAGCAGCTGCTCATACAGTTGGTGCTGCAGTAACTGTTTTGAAAGGTGATTATAGAATTAATGAAGGGAGATTATATTTTTCAGAGGCACCATATGGGCCAACTGGAGGAATATCAACATTTTCAACATTTACGGGTAGAGCATATTATAGATTAAATTACAATACAAACAAAATATTAGACGATATATCTGATAGATTTGATGGTTCAACTGATAAGTTTAATTTAACATCAAATGGAGTTCAATCAACAGGAATAAACAGTAGTTTTGGTGCAATTTTAATTAATAATATTTTCCAAAAACCTTATCTTGGAATCGTTGGTGATTCAAGTTTAACTGATTATACTTTAGTTGGTACAGGACAAACAATTGATTTTACAGGAACTACTGCCAACAAGGATTTACCAAGAGGTGGTATAATTAATGAATTTGATGTTGGAATAGGGAGTGGATACCAGTTCCCAAGAAAAGCAATATTCAGTGCTGTAGTTTCTGCTGCTGGAACAATACAATCAGTTGGAATTGAAACTGGAGGTGCTGGTTATCTATCTAATCCTTTAGTGTCAATTGGTTCAACTATTGGAGTTGGTGCTGCATTTACAGCTTTTGTCACTGCTGGTGTTGTTACTTCAATTACAATCAACAATGCAGGTGCTGGATATACTAATACAGGAATATCTACTGGATTAAACTTTATAACTGTTGCACCACCTAGTCCTTACAAAAATATCCCTCTAACTGGTGGAAGTGGGTCTGGTGCATCTATCGATGTTGTTGTTGGAACTGGTGGTAGTATTATATCATTTGATATGGCAAATCGTGGCATAGGTTATGAAATCGGAGATAACTTAGAATTATCCACAATACCTTTCCAAGTTGGTATAGGAACTAGTGCTTTTAATATAACAGTTAAAAACAAATATCAAGATAAATTTGCAGGATGGTGTTTTGGTCAATTATTAGAATTAGATGATTTTAGTATTCAATTTAATGGATTTAGAAAATCATTCTTAATAACAAGAACAACCACATCAAAAGAGTATTATAGTATAGTTGCTCAGAAAGGATCAGGAATTATACTTCAAAATAATCTCTTAATATTCATAAATGATGTATTACAAACTCCAGGTAAAGATTACACATTTAATGGTGGAACAAGGATAACATTTAATGAGGCACCAAAAGCTGGCAGTAAATTTAGAATGTATTTTTATGCTGGATCAACATCTGATTTTGATGAAATTGATGTTGATGAAACTATAAAACCTGGTGATGAGTTAAGATTACAAAAATATCTTGGTGTTTCAGAGCAAGATAATAGAGTCATCTATGCATTAATTGCTGCTGACACTGTAGAGACACAAACTTATTCTGGAGTTGGTATATCAACTGATACAACTTTTTTAAGACCAACAGTTTGGAGAAAACAAACTCAAGACTTAACTATAGATGGATTAAGAATATCAAAAGAAAGAAATTACTTAGAACCAAAAATATTACCAACTTCTGGAATTATAAAATCTGTTTTACCTACGGATACCAGAATATACATTAAAGACTCTTGGTCTTTTACAGTTGTTGATGGAATCGAGGGTAACTTAAATAATATATCCATAGTTGGTATTGAGTCGGCAACACCAAAAGTCGAGTCAATTAATAATGTAACTTATAATGGTGACTATGGTGATATTATTGGAATAGGAACTCAAACAACTGGTATTAATACCACTGGGCCTGCTTTATTCTTTGATCTTAAACCCGATTCTACAATTTTTCCTGCTAATTTCTTATCTCCAACATCTAAAGAGAGACAAAAAACTGGAATTGAGACAGGTGACTACTTTGTAATTCAAAACACATCTATCGGAAGTAGCACTAGTGGAGTCACTGGAATCAAAACCACACTTTCAGGCCCAGAAATTATTGGTGTTGGAACTAATTTCTTAGATAATGTTTATTTTGCTGAACATATAGTTGGAATTGGACAATCTATTGTAAGAGTATTCTCAAACGTACAATCAATTTCTGGAATTAATACAGTTGGACTCACAACTTATGCTAGAGGTGGTAAATATAGTTGGGGTGCAGTAAATGTATCCAGAGGATTGAATTCCAAATCTTTTGATTTCTTTAATCAAAATGGAGTTTCAGGTATAGAAACATCAGCTCAGGTGATAAGGTCTGCACCTATAAAAACAAGTTATACATAACAGGTATAAATAATCAAAAAATGTAAGTATCAATGCCCGCAATAATCACTGACCAGTACCGTATATTGAATGCCGAAACTTTTGTAGACAGTTTTGTGGGTATTGGCACAACTGGAAATAATAACTATTTTACTTTTTTAGGACATCCAGATCCAACTAATCTTACGGATGCGATTGGATATGGAGATGCGAGTTGGGGAACAGAAGCACCTAACCCAATAGACAACTTTGACCAAGAGAATAGATATCACGATAGTATGTTATTTTTGAAAAAAATCACTTCTAGTGATGTTCGAAGAGTCATACCTCGTATTAATTGGCAAAGTGGAACAATTTATGAAATGTATAGAAATAACTATAGTGCCACTAATCGAACATCTCAAACTAGTTCTTCTAGTTTATATGGTTCAAATTATTATGTTGTAACTTCTGAGTTTAAAGTTTATCTATGCATTAATAACGGTTCATCTCCAACTACTCCAAATGGAACCACTTCTAAAGTCGAACCAACTCATACATCTACAACAGTTCCCGAACAGGACACAACTGGAAATACAGATGATTACCAATGGAAATATCTTTATACTATTTCTCCTTCTGATATTGTTAAATTTGTAACATCTTCATATATACCACTTCCAGAAAAATGGGGAGATACAACAAATGCAAATATAAAAGATGCAGCAGTAGATGGTAAATTGGAATCAATAATAATTAAACGAGCAGGAACAGCTACAATTAATGGTGTAACTACAGGAGAACAAACTGTAACCGTTCCTATAATTGGAGACGGATCAGATGGTAAGGCTA